AATGCTGAATGGGGAACTTATTATGGATCAGTCGATCCAGTATCTGAAGGAAAAACTACCACCTCGGAATCCTTATGCTCAATATACATTTACAAAAGAACTACTCAAGTAACGCGAGTAGATGCCGATAAGACAGAGACCTTTATTGAACAAGATAAAATAGTGGCAGCATGGACCGGTCGTTTTGATGATCTTGATAAAACCCATGAGCGTCTAGAGTTAATAATCGAATACTATAATGCCTGGACAATTGTAGAGAATAACATCTCACTCTTTATCCAGTATATGATAGCTAAACATAAGCAAAAATATTTGGTACCAAAAGATCAGATTATGTTTTTGAAGGATCTTGGGTCTAATCGAAATGTATATCAGGATTATGGATGGAAGAATACCGGGACTTTATTTAAGGCCCATCTCTTAAGTTATCTTATTCAGTTCTTAATGGAAGAACTAGATCGTGAGACTAAGCCAGACGGTACTGTAGTTAAGGTGACTTATGGTATTGAGAGGATTCCTTGTATTATGGCCATGACTGAAATGACAGCATATACAGATGGTCTCAACGTCGATAGACTTGTGGCTTTAGCAGCTCTAGTAGCCTTTGCTAAAGTGCAAGAATCTAATCGAGGCTATAAGAATAAAGTTGAGCATTTGGACAAGAAAAACTTGCAAAAGTCAGCAAATTTGTATAAATTACCATATATGCCTTTCTCTAATGTTGGTAAAAGAACAGGGAGAAGTGGGCGGAGTGGTTTTAAAAATCTAAGATAGCATGAATGTATTAAATGCGATGGACCTAAAGTCCGGCAAAAAAGCAGAACAAACACGTATAGGGACAATTACTCAACCTATACAATTCTTACCTACTAAAGAAAAAGATGACGAATGGACTGCTTGGAATATGGATTGGCTCGAATGGAATGGATTGAAACAGATCCGTCGTAGCGCCAAGCGATTAATGAAGAATTATAAATTGGCCAAAGGTCAGATTGATAAAACCGATTACATTGTTGAACAAGATAACGAAATGAGGGATCTCGTTGAGACGCTTGTTCAGGAAGATATGACGGCATTAGAGCTTAAGTTCTATCCTATTGTGCCAAATATGATTAATGTCCTTGTATCTGAATTTGCTAAACGTAACTCAAAAGTTACCTTCCGGGGAGTAGATGAATATTCCTATAACGAACAACTTGAGCAAAAGAGAATGCAAATAGAGCAAACTCTTCTAAGCCAGGCGGAACAGAAGCTTGTTGAAAAAATGATTGAGGCGGGTGCAGATATGAATGACCCAGCTATACAGGAACAGATGCAACAACAAATGAATCCTGAAAACCTTAAGACCCTTCCTGAGATTCAATCCTTCTTTGATAAAGATTATCGTAGTATGTGCGAGCAGTGGGCATCCCATCAATACAAAGTAGATGTTGAGCGTTTCAAAATGGACGAACTTGAAGAACGTGCTTTCCGTGATATGCTTATTACAGATCGTGAGTTCTGGCATTTCCGTATGAGCGAAGATGATTATGATGTTGAGCTTTGGAATCCGGTACTTACTTTCTATCATAAATCTCCAGAGGCTCGTTATATTTCACAAGGAAATTACGTAGGTCGTACGGATATGATGACAGTATCTGATGTGATCGATAAGTTTGGTTATATCATGACTGAAGAACAACTTAAATCTCTCGAAGCTATTTATCCTATTCGTGCTGCTGGATATCCATTACAAGGATATCAAAATGACGGATCTTACTATGACGCAACCAAGTCTCATGACTGGAATACTAATATGCCAGGACTTGCTTATCGTCAATTAACTTCAATGATGCAAAACGCTCCATTTGGAGATTATGGTAGTATAACAGGTGGAGGAGATGTTATCAATTGGATTATGTCTGAAGGTGAAGACTATGCTCCATTAGGTACTGCGTTCTTACTTCGTGTGACTACTGCATATTGGAAGTCTCAAATCCGTGTAGGACATCTTACAAAGATTACTGAAGACGGACAAACATTAGTTGATATTGTTGGTGAAGATTATAAGATCACTGATAAACCAGTTTACAACAATCTATTGATCAAAAATAAGACTAAAGACACTCTTGTTTTTGGTGAACATATTGACTGGATCTGGATTAACCAGGTTTATGGTGGAGTAAAGATTGGGCCAAATTTACCAAGTTACTATGGTATGAATAATGCTAACGGTATTAGTCCAATGTATATTGGGATTAATCGTAACAAAATAGGTCCTCTAAAGTATCAATTCAAAGGAGACAACACTTTGTATGGTTGCAAGCTTCCGGTTGAAGGAGCGGTCTTTAATGACCGTAATACAAGATCTACATCTTTTGTAGATTTGACTAAGCCTTTTCAGATCGGTTATAACATTGTTAACAATCAAATTGCAGATATCTTGGTTGATGAACTAGGTACTGTAATCATGCTTGATCAGAATGCTCTTCCTCGCCATTCAATGAATGAAGATTGGGGTAAGAACAATTTGGCCAAGGCATATGTTGCAATGAAGAACTTCCAGATATTACCTTTAGACACTACTATTACAAATACTGAAAATGCTATAGGAAACACTCATTTTCAACAGTTAAATCTAGAGCAAACTAATCGTATGATGTCTAGAGTTCAATTAGCTAATTACTTTAAGCAACAATGTTTTGAAGTAGTAGGGATTAGTCCTCAGCGTTTGGGTCAACAAATTGGTCAAACGGATACTGCTACTGGAGTAGAACAAGCAGTAGCAGGATCTTATGCCCAAACTGAAATGTACTTTATTCAACACTCAGATTACTTGATGCCTCGCGTACATCAGATGCGTACTGACTTAGCCCAGTATTATAACTCAACAAAACCTTCGTTACGTTTGCAGTATATTACTACAAATGATGAGAAGGTTAATTTTGAGATCAACGGTACGGATTTGCTACTTCGAGACTTAAATATCTTCTGTACAACTAAGGCCAACCATAGAGCTGTAGTAGAGCAGATGAAACAACTTGTAATCAACAATAACACTACAGGCGCTAGTATCTATGACTTAGGTAACATTATGCAGTCTGATTCGCTTGCTGAGCTTAATCACGTACTTAAAGCTTCTGAGAAGAAGCAGATTCAAGCCCGTCAAGAAGAAGGTCAGAATGCAGAAAAGATGAAGCAAATGGAGATTGAAGCTCGTATCAAAGAAAAACAAATGCAGCTTGATCATGAGGACACTAAGGATGAATTAAATCGCCGTAGAGATATTCTTGTGGCTGAGATTCGTGCCGCCGGAATGGCTGGTGCAGTTGATCTTAATAAGAATAACCAGAGTGATTTTATCGATATCATGGATACCATAAAAGGATCTGAAGAATTCAAGCAAAACATGGACCTGCAGAACAAAAAAGAAGGTAGTAAAGAACAACAGGATCAAGCTAAGAATCAGATAGAAAGAGAAAAGATGCAGACTCAGCTTCAAATGAAGGAGATGGATGTTCAAATCGCAAAGGAAAATAAGAATAAATTTGATAAGAAGAGCTCTGATACCAAAAAGAAGAAGTAAACAGATAGTGCTATAATGCAAGAAATCTTAATATTTCTGAGCGGTATAGTAAATTTATAAAGTTTATTTGTATATTTTTGCTATATTATAATAAGCCAGTAAGATTAAACCAACATAAACCAACCATATGGCAGAAGAAAAAACAACGATAGTAGAGACCGCAGATGATATCACGGCACTACTAGCGCAACCAGGAGCAGACAGTATAATGACTGCAGCTACTGATGAAGGAGAAGGTGATAAAAAACCAAGTATCTTTCAAAGAAAAGTAACAGATCTATCGTTCCTTGACAAGCCTATCACAAAAACAAGCGGTAAATCTCAAGAAGAGATTGATGCTGAAAAAAAGCTAGCTGATGAAAAAGCAGCAAAGGCAAAAGAAGAAGGTATCAAGCTTGGTACTCTTAATGAAGACGGATCGCCAAAAACCGCTGAAAATATTGATGATGATATTAATTCTATCATTAATACTGGAGGAGCACCTGATGATCAAGACGATGAAGAGAAAAAAGCCGGTCGTAAGAAATTAGATAAAGATGGTCTTTATGAGCTGACTAAAAAGCTTATTGAACAGAAGAAGCTTATTCCTTTCGACGATGATAAACCTTTAGAGAAATACACTCTAGCCGATTATGAAGAACTATTCGAGGCTAATGAACAAGCCAAAGAAGAAAGACTTCAAAAAGAGGTTCCGGTTAAATTCTTTGATTCTCTACCCGACAAACTTAAAAGTGCAGCTGCATATGTAGCTAATGGGGGAACAGACCTTAAAGGAATGTTCAGAGCCTTAGCTGAAGTGGAAGAAGTAGCAGACTTAGATCCAGATACTGAATCTGGGCAAGAGCAAATTACTCGCCAATATTTACAGTCTACTAAATTTGGTACTGCAGATGAAATCCAAGAACAGTTAAACGAGTGGAAAGATCAAGGTGTACTTGATAAGAAAGCTAATCAGTTTAAACCTAAATTGGATAAACTACAGGAATCATATGTAGCATATAAACTACAAGAAGCTGAAAATGCCCGCAAGCAACAACAAGATCAAGCTAATCATTACATGAAGAATGTATATGAAGTACTTGAGCCAGGCGAATTGAATGGTCTAAAGCTAGATAAGAAAACTCAGGGTATGTTATACTCTGGACTTGTTCAGCCAAATTACCCTTCTATCTCCGGGAAGCAAACTAACTTGTTAGGTCATTTACTTGAGAAGTATCAGTGGGTAGAACCTAATCATGGTTTAATCGCTGAAGCTCTATACCTACTTGCAGATCCTGATGGATACAAAGCTAAGTTACGTGAAGGCGGTAAAAAAGAAGCTGTTGCAGCAACAGCACGAGCACTTAAAACAGAAGAAGGTAAGAAAATCGCCTCTACTATTACAAGTGAAGAAGAGGATGATAAGAAGAAGGATTTCCGTTTACCTAGACCAAACGGCAACAGCTTTTTTAAGAGATAACATAAACAATATATATATTAACAACTAAAACCTAAAACAACCCAAAATGGCAACTCCAGTGTACAACAACGGTATATTCATGCGCGACACGAATTACCAAACCAGCTCACATGTGGATTCTTATCACTTGGTGAATATGTTAAAGGATGCAGAACCAATGGATCTTGGACCAGTTGACATCTGGGCCATGACTCAAAAAGTTGAAATGCCTCTTTACCAGTTATCATCATTCGGTGGAAAAAACATTATCAATGTAGACAATGCTCGTGGCGAGTACAAATGGCAAACTCCGGTTTCCCAAGACTTAGCTTACATCATTGAAGACATTGAGCCAAACAACCTTAACAAAGGTATTGATGGCACAACCTTCAAATTAAAACTTAACCGTCGTGAATTCGGTCATGGTGATATCATCACTTTTGACAAGTACAACGGTGCAGAGATGTACATCACTGCTGATGATATCCTACCGATCGGTGATGGATTCATCTACACTGTACAGCTTGTTAACAATGATAACTACAAGTTTCTTGATAACAAGTATCTTGCAAACCAAACAAAATTATTCCGTAAGGGTTCAGCGCGTGGTGAATATGGAGAGCGTTTCTCTGACATCATGACTAAAGCTGGATTCCGTGAGTACTACAACTTCGTAGGAGGTGCAGAAGCTCACGTTCACTATTCAGTATCGTCTCGTGCAGACATGATGTTGAAAGGTGGAATGAACGCTGATGGTACAGTTCCTGTAACTGAGATCTGGCGTAATTTCGACAAGTCTTTAGATCCAGCAATCGCAACCATTGAAGGCGTAGCCTCTACAATGGGTAAAGATTACCTAAAGAAAGCAGTAGGTAATGGTACTTTAACACGTACATTCCTTACTACAATGGAAGCAGCTCACTTAACCAAGATTGCTACTGACATCGAGACCTACTTAATGTGGGGACATGGTGGACGTATCAAGCAAGATGGTCCGGATGATATGCGTTTATCAGTTGGTCTTTGGAAACAATTGGACAACTCATTCAAGCGCGTATACAACAAGGCTAACTTTAGCTTGGAGTTATTCCGTGGAGAGATCTACAACTTCTACGCTGGTCGTGTGGAGTTCCAAGGTCCAGATCCTAAGCGTCAACTTATCGTACAAACCGGTATCGGTGGAATGCGTATGGTTAACGAAGCCATCAAACGTGAAGCAGTTAACTCTGGATTAGTAATCCAAGCAGCTAGCAACAACGGTATTGGTGCAATCACTGGTCAAGGTATGGACTTAAACTTCGGTTTTGCGTTCACATCTTATGTGATTCCATTCTTAGCGAATGTGAAGTTTGTATTAAACCCTGCGTTTGATAACTTACACACAAACGATATCGAAAACCCAATCATTGATGGTAACCCGTTATCATCATACAGTTTCGTGATCTTCGACATCACTGATACTGGAAACGACAACATCTATATGTTGAAGTTATCTTGGGATAATCAATTGAAGTGGTGGTACCAAAATGGTACTATGGATTACATGGGAAGAACTCAAGGGTTCCAATCAAGTGGTCAATTCAACGGTTACCGTGTTATGATGACTCAAACAATGCCAGCTATCTGGGTTAAAGATCCTACCAAGGTTCTTAAGATTGTTATGAGAAACCCAATCACTGGTGGATCGTTCTAAAAACTAGGAGGGGAGAAATCCCCTTCTTTTTATTCCCTGCGATGCGTCCAAGTGGAGCTCGTAACTCTAGCAGGGGACTTAATTATAAACTCAAAAACTAATAACAATGGCAATTTCTAATATAGTAAACGCAACAAGAAGATTCCTTAATCTTAGATCTGGGGAACGAGGTAATAATGCATTAGCGACCTTAGCAGCTCTTAATAATTTAGTAGATCAATTTAATAAAGCAGATTCTAGTGTTACTGTGTATTCTAAATATGTGTCTGGTCTAGATACCTTTGGAACCCCTTATGAGGCATTAGAGGCTACTAATATAATTAATGGATTTTTAGGAGGTAATTCAGCAAATAAAGAAGGTGGCTGTACTGGTTGTACAAAATGTGTAAGACCAATAGGTTGGATAGGTTGGACAGGTAGGCCGTGCTGGAAAAAGCCATCAGGTGGATCAGACTGTGTAGAGTGTTGGGAAGCTATTAATGATTTAAAAGATGGTGTTTATGATGGAGTGAATTCTAAAGTTATTCAAGTATCTCCATTAAGTGAGAGCGGTCTTAATTCAGATGGTCCAGCTAGTATAGTGCTTGAAGCAACCCATGTCCCTCCTAAAATTACAGTTAGTTTTTCAGAAGATCCAGATAATGGTATTACTGGACTTAATAATTGGCATTTTATTATGTGGAATACTGATACAGGGGCTGTAGATTATACAAATATTGCACAAGTAGTATTTAAAATAAGATATTTCAACTCTATTGAAAGTTTTAATACACCACAAGGATATCAATAATAAGAATTACTAAACCAACCATATAAACCAACAACTATGAGTAATGTAACAATGGTGTCTGCGGTCACCGAAAACGCAACAAAGAACGGAACAATCTCAATAAGACCTTATTTTGATCCGAAAATTAGTAACCTAGGTCTTGAAAAATATGGAGTGTCTCTATTTGACGGAGTATTCCATGAAGAACAATTAGCGCTCATTGAAAGAAATGGTATCAAAAGATATCTTACTGGTTTAAACGAGTTCGCTCCTGAGGTTAAAATGCTCCAGGATAAAGAACAACGTGATTCTAAAGTTAAGGATATCAGAACTACAGTAGCACAACTCGAAAGAGAACTTGCTGCAAATATTGTAGATCCTGAAGATCCTGATTTTTGGAACAAGGTAAAGATATTAAAACCGGACAACGATGAATTCTGGGGTAAAATCTCACTTCGTACTGGAAACGCTGTTATCTTCTTAGATCCCGCAAAGGATCCGTATGATCTGATAAAGATCTATGCTATAGAAGCTGGTGGATTTTCCGGAGTAGCAAGAAGCTATGAAGAAGCAAGAAGTCGTGCAGTATCACCAAAGTTCTACTTAGATAAATACGTTGAAACTGTATCTACTAAGACAGAGGTTACGAAATTACGTAACAAGGCTTTATCTGAATTACAGAAGCTATTTGATAAGAATCAAAACAAGCTTTTCTATGTGGCTAAAGTTGTGGATGCTCACAGCACTCAGTACAAGAAGTCTACACCTAACGACGTAACATATGAGAATATGGACAAGTTCATTACTGGTTTAGGAGTTGAGCCGAACTTTAAACGTGCAGCTGAGAGTTTCTTAGCAGCAGCGTCTTTAGATATGGAAACACTTAAGATCAAATCGATCATTAAGGATTCTTCATATTACAAGTTCATTTCTCCGAAAGCAGATGGATTTATCTACCACATGGACACAAATACAATAATGGGCCGTAACGCTTCTGATTGTATTGACTACTTAAAGAATCCTTTGAATGAAGGCATCTTAGTAGATCTAACCAAGAAGGTAGAGGATTTCTGGAATAAGTAATCAATTAATTTAATATACTATGAAAAACGCAGCAAAAGGAGTAGGTGGGAAATCAAACCCCAACAAGGTATTCACAGAAGTGGTTACCAATCCTACTCGTTACAAAGGAGGTATGAATACATGCCCAACAGTAGTTACTAACCCAACTAGGTACAAAGGTGGCTTAAATCAAGCTGCATGCAATGTACCTACGAAGAAATAATCTCAAAAAACAGAACCTATGGCAAGCAACGGAAAAAAAGGAGGCGGGTACAAACCGTCTCCAACCGTTCCTCACTTTAATGAGGACGTAAGAAATAACCAGATCCTAGCAGCATTCAACAAGCTTGAAGCTAATGGCACTCGTATGGAGATTAAAGATATGTTTAATGCGAGCGGTAAATACCCAACTGTTATTCCTAACATGAAGGGAAGCGGCTCTAAAAAGTCAAACGGAGGAAAGTAATCATGGCTGCAAAGAAGGATAAAAAGTGGATACAAAAGGCTGTTAATCCAGCCCATAAAGGATACTGCACTCCGATGAGCAAACCAACATGCACCCCTAAGCGTAAGGCTTTGGCGCGTACATTTAAAAAGATGGCTAAAGGTAAATAATGCTTAACTCTACTATACTCCTAAAGGTTCAAGAACGCTTGAATAAACTTGCTAGTAGCGATTATGATAATATTCAGCCCTGGCAGATTATCGAAGCTTTCTGTAAAGGTCAGGTTGACTGGACCCGTAGAAACTTACATGGATTAAACATTGTTAAAGAAGGCGATGAACAGTCTACCCGTAGACTGGATGACTTCGAAGTCTTACTTAGGACAACTCCTATCGCCCTTAATGACAAGCAGTATTACTTCGAAACAGTTAATAAACCTTTAGACTATCTTCAATGGAAGAGGATTACAGTAATGGCCACAAGCGACTGTTGCCCAAAACCTAAAAGAATGGTAGTCTACTTAGCTGAACAAGCTAACTTAGATGAACTTCTAAGGGATGTTAACAAGAAACCCAACTTTGAATGGAGCGAGACTTTCTGTACTTTAAAGGATAGTAAGATTCAGATCTATACTAATGGTGAGTTTCAACTTACATTAGCAGAACTAACTTATTATCGTCAACCAAGAAAGATTGAGATCGCTGGTATTCAGGATCCCTATACAGGATTAACTCCTGCAGTAGATGTACTATCAGAATTTAAAGATGATATTGTAGAAGTATTAATAGATGAAGCAGTGAAAATATTATCTGGTGATATTGAATCAGGTAATCAAACACAACGAGCATCACAATCTGTAGAAAACACTAACTAATGGAAACCTTAAAAAGACCTATAAAAAAATCTCACAATCCTATGATTAGTGAGGACTGTATTAAATACTTACAGTACCGTATACAACAAGAAGATCTATCTTCTAGAATTTATTTATCCATGTCTATGTGGTTAAACAATGAAGGATACACTGGAGCTGCTAAGCTTTGGTTAGCCTATTCTAAAGAAGAAGCTACCCATGCGGATTGGTCAAGGACCTACTTGTTGTCTATGGGAGTAACTCCGGAAACAGCCAGTCTTGAAAAACAACCTACATCTTATATCGGATTACCTCAAATCATTAGAGATTCTTTTGATCACGAGATAGCTATTACTAAACAGATTAAAGATATGGCTACTGATGCGATGAAGAAGGGGGATCATATGCTATATGAACTTTGTCTTAGATACTTGAAAGAACAAGTAGAAGAACACGATAAGACTCAAACTTGGGTGGATAAACTTGCTGCCTTTGGAGAAGATAAGGTAGGATTAAGATTCCTAGATAATGAGATGGGTGGAGATTAAAATATTTTGAGAAATATTTTGCGGAGTCAAAACAAATACGTATATTAATAATGATTTAATTATATTAACCTAAAAACACAGAAACATGGCTTATTTTAATCATGCGTTTACCAAAAGGTTCCTAGGTACAGGAACCACTCTAGCAGGAGCTATTAGCTCTACTGATGGATTCATTACTACAGCAGGTACCCCAACTGTAGAGTTGTCGAAATTACCTCCGGGTTATTTCATGTTTGTAGATCCAAAGTCTTGGGCTCGCGTAGATGCTCCAGCAAATTGCTGTCCATTAGTATTGGCCAGCTCGTCTTTGTTAACCAAAGATAAGTTGTATAACTCCTTTCATGGAGGATACAAAGAGACTAACAAGTCAAAATTAATCAACCCGAAATACGTACACAAGTGGTACCGTGTTGATCCTTGTACTCCACAGCAGTCTATTATTTCTATCGGAAATACTAACTTCACTGCTGATGGTATTGCAACAGTTACAGCTCCTGCTTTAGGAACTGAGACCTATGTAAATGGTATTTACGTTGTTCCAGTTGTAGCGGTTACAGGTACAGGTTCAGGTGCTATCGCTACAGTTACTGTAGCAGGTGGAGTTGTTACATCAGTAGTTATCACTGCCCCGGGTGGTGGATATGCTATCGGTGATACATTAAATGTTGTTAGTACAATTCCAGTAGCTTCTGCAGGAACTCCTACAACAGTTGATGTAGCTACATTAATGATCACAGATCCTAAATGTTGTTTCGAATTCCTTTGTGGAGAAACATATTATTTACGTATCGATATCAAAGGTTCGCCTGCGTTACGTGCGTTAAATCACAATGCTTACCAAAACATCTATGCTTATACAGGATGTTGCGCTGGTCCAACTCCAACTGTAGTAGATTCTACTTTAGTTATGATTGCTTGGGCTCAAATGGTAATCGAGAATAACTACTTAAACCCATTCGTATTCCCCGTTGTTTACGATGAATTAGGTATTGCTTGGTTCCCACCAAACTCAACTATTGACCCTCAAGGTAACCCAATCCTTCCAGCACAATGGTGGTCAGCTTACGTGTCTCCAGGACATACTCCAGGTGCTTGTGCAGGTATCCGTTTATTCGGTGCTTATGTAGAGACTAAGTTTGGAGATTGCTCATTCCAAATCACTGACTTCTTCGAAAAAGAGCCAGTAAGACTTTACGCTTCATTGGTTGACCTTAACGGTGATCCATGTGTATTCGAAGGGATTTGTGTATACAATGAGTGCTTAGGTGTTCAAGGTATGGGCTTTGGAGAACAAGTTCTTCGTGACTTGATCTTATCTGAGTCTTACTTACAGAACTATTTCGCAACTGATATTCGTATCAGAGAGATCACTCAAGGATTTGATATCTCAGCTGCGGTTAACCGTAACGCGTTATACACTCGTTACTTCTTGTTACACACAGTACCGAGATACAATAACCCATCAGGAACATTTGATAATGATCAATACATGTTAGAGATCATCACAAATACTCCTAACGCAGCTCTTGAGAGTTATGTAGATACTTGGTTAGGTACTTGTCCTGATTGTGTTGACTTTGAAATCCAGGCTTGTAATCCATGTGTGATAACTCCTGCTCAGTAATTGTCATAAATAAATAACTCAATAAAAAAGGGAGGGGGTAGAGTACTCCTTCCCTTTTTTTATTACATTTACATCATCAATATGGCAAATCACGTACTTAGCCTCGAGGCTCCAGACACAATGAATAAATGTATCTTACGAGTAGTAGATACGAGTATTTATAATCCCCTTTCAACACCGGTTTGTCCACGGTTATTAATTACATTACCGGGATTCCAAGTACCTGTTAGTTTTGATGATACTAAGATTACTCCAGGGTTTATGTTAAACCTTACTGCATGTGATCTTGAGTTACAAACTAAAGGTTGTGGAACTACCTACGACGATTTACCGGATGGGATTTATATTATGAAGTATAGCGTATCACCAAATGAATACGTATATGCTGAGTATAACCATTTAAGAATAACAAAAGCATTGAACATGATTCAGTGTATTTTATGTGATCTTGATTTAGGAGCTTGTGATCCACCAACAGAGATTAAAGATAAATTAACTCAGCTTAATTGGATCAGAAGATACTTAGATGCAGCTAAAGCACAAGTAGAGTATTGCCATCATCCTGATAAAGGAATGGAGCTTTACAGATATGCCGTGAAATTATTAAACAAACTTGCGTGCAATACCAATTGCGGTACTTGCAGCACTTGCTAGAAACCAATAAAACCAACATAACAATGAGCGCAATTTGTCCAACCTGTAACTCTAGATTAGCCTGCGGATGTCAACTAACAAATGCATCTAATGGCGTTAGAGTATGTACTTTATGTAAAGGTAAATATGAGGCCGCATTATTAGCTAAGAAAACACCGCCTCCTACACCCAATACTCCATCAAACATGCAAGTAACTTATAACCCACAAAAGAAATAATGCCATTTCAAAGTAAAACATATTCCTGCGGATCACTGGGTAAAGTCAGAAGACTTGATAACTTAAACCATGGTCAAGCAAACTGGGTTAATGTTCCGGTTACTCAAGCCGCTACAAACGGGATACAATTACTTGATATACAAACGGCACCTAACAACGGCGATCATGTTTTCACTGTTGGCCCATCGGTAGGATTATCAGCATCACCCCAATTCTTTGGAGTTGCTGTATCTAATGATGGTGGAACTACATGGAATATTCCCGGTGGAAATTATCAAGCAGCTGCAGGATTAAGCATCGACAACGGCCTTCTATTCCAATGGAATGAAGTTATGGTTGTAGGTCCTCAAGTTTATGGTGTGAGTGGATTCAGCGTTATTGTAGGTACTATAAATAGTATAGATTACCACGGAACAATTGCGGTGAGTAATGATGGTGGTGCTACATATAATACACTACCTTGGTATAATAATCTTCTTTCAGCTCCTAATCCCCCAATGGCGGATATGGATTGTACATCTGTACATTTCCCCAATCTTAATGTAGGGGTTGTCGCTTTAAATCTTCCAGGATCATTAACTTCATATGTCATTAAAACCACTGATGGTGGTGGAACATGGCTTGTTATGAATGGTCAGAATTATTTGACTACATCATTATTTCCAAATCCTCCTGGAACAATTCTTCCAATCGGTCCTATCACGGGTATTAGTATTCTTGCTAATCAAGAACATATTATTGGAGTAGGTGCAGACTTTGTTGTTTCTACTGAACCTGTTAATACCGGTAGTCCAACTGCAGGTGTAGCAGCAGATAGTTGGAGAAATAATGGCCTAACTAATTCTGGAGTTGGACCACCTGTTAATCAAGGATTTTATCCTGGTATACCTATAGGATGGCATTTAGGAACTTTCCTTTCACCAGATGAGAATATTGTTTGGATTAGTGGTGATTCAAAATTAGGTGTTCATAGTATTGATCATGGAGAATCGACATATACAGTAACTCCAGGCCCAGGTTGGGACGGTTCAGGTACAGGATTTAGTAGAAGAGCTTCTCATTTTTATTTTAATAATCTTATTGCAGACCCTAATGTTGGTATTATAGGTTTCTATAATCAAAGTGACGTTACTGGTAATAAAGTATATTGGAATAATCGTGGATTTTCACCACCTTTCGAAGTATTATCAGACGACCTTCCTGGACTTA